ATCAATAAGAGATCTTCATCACTGTCGGATGATTTCGCCCACTCAACCCAAGCATCTTTACTTAATCGGGCCACGTACGAAGCAAAAACAAAATAAAATAATGACCAGGCAATAAGGTATCCCAAAAGTTCCAAGGCTGTGATTACCATTTACAGGCGGCCAGTTTTTATTCTAATATCTATGGGTTCTGGAATACCTGTGCCTGCTTCGACGTAAGCGAGCGCTATTTCCTCGCTTGAGATCTCACCTAACACCAGGGGCTGAGTTATGGTATATTGTACAGGTTGAACCTTTCCTATAACTCCTGAGTCCTGTGCCAATTTCAAAAATGCAATCATCGCGCCTACGTTCATAATTTCTCTAATTGCTCCTGACCAAATTCAAACACACCCTTTCCAACTTTACGCCCCAAAACTTGTGCAATTCCTATCGGACCTAACGAAATATTTGCATAGTTAACCAACTCTGTTTTTTGTTTTTCAGTTAAAGTAATATTCAATGAGTCCTCTTGGGCTTGTAAAAACAAATTTATCAACAATGGCAAAAAGGCAGCTAGAGCCCCCGCTCCAATTAATAACGGTGTATTTTCATTTCCCAAAAAGGTGTTTATATTTTCGTGTCTTCTATGTCTGGATAAAGCATCACGTTGACCAACTGTCAATTTAGTGATCTCTACGTCATCGGGTACAGCTTCGTAAAGGGGACGGCCCATTAGCGCCTCTTCTTTTTGCCCTGTGGGGTCTTTCTGAACGCCACGGCCATCTTCTTTAGGTTCAACTTGCCGTTACGGTATCGGAAACGCGGTTTCTTGCTGTTAGCTTTAACGTATTTATTCCAGGCGCTTAGTTTACGCTTGGGTTTAGATCCGATGAACTTGGTTGTATCACCTATTCCTTCAGCAAATTGAGAAATCCCAAGGTCAGCCGCTCGTCTACCATCCCTATAACCTGCGGCATAATACTCTCGTTCTGTCTTGGTGGGCATTATTCCACCTCTTTTCCTTCCAGGACAACCGTCATCAGCCCTGTGGGACCCGTTGCCAGGACTTTCATCCCTGTATTGGGCGGTATAGTATAGTACAAGTTAGGGAATTGGGGCCCGATCCCTGCATCAATGATAAGGAATTTGCTAACGTGCAGCGCTTCCTCATTGCCTTGAAGAGTCCAGGAGAGTACATCACCCGCAGAGCATCCCGAATAATCGAATGAGACGTTGGTGACGACAGTATAGAACCTATTGGGAGAGATAAAGTCCAGTAAGGTTGTGCCGCCTGCTGTCAATGCTTCCAGACCGCTCCAGGCGAACATGCGATCACCATAGAAGTTAAGGCTCGGCCCCGTCGAAAGTGTCATCCGTATAGTTTACCTGTAAGTGTAACCGATCCCACTTTAGCAGTTGTGGCTTGGTCACTGATAACTGAAACGGTAACATTGGTATAAGGTGGCATGATAATTTCAATAGGTATAAGTGACGGCATGCTTTCGTTAGATGTCTCTACTTTTACATAAGCTACAACAATACCATTTAATTGAATCTTGAAAATAGAATTTGTGCCAGGTCCTGTATCTGCGGGATTAACTAAACCATTACAAGAGATTATACTAACAATATATTCCTTGCCAGTAGTAAATTGTAACACATCTGCAAAACTTGACGTTGCATCAAAAGTCCCACTGTAAGCGTAACAATGCTTACCAAGATAATTTAGTTCTAAACCTGCTCCAGCTGTTACATTACTGCCAGCATAGGGAATGCCCGCGGGCATTTTTACTCGAATTGAATTTCACATACGGCGTCAATTACAGCCGCCGTTGTTACCGCTACTTGAATATCTAAAGTATTTCCAGATGTCACACCCAGGGCTGTCTTGGTTTGTACGTTACCCTGTGTAACTCCAGTACCGCCACTTGCGGGGCCTGTGATGGATGGTCCCATGAAAACCGCATCGCCCTCTTGAAGCGCCGTTCCCGTCAATTTAAATCCGCTGCACGTATCAGATTCGACCGCATCGGTGCTCATTCCCATTGATATGGAACTTATTTGACTGACGTTCGATGGAACGACCAGGCTTAAGCCAGAACTCGCGAACTGGTTAGTCATGCTTTGAAACGATGTCGTGGCGCTCAAGCCCGCGCTCGTTCTCAATACTACGATTGCCATGTGTTTATGCCCTCACTTTTATTGGTCCCAGGGAAGCCAATACTGGACTTCCACGGGAAAAGGAACGTACTGCCGCCTTTGCCAAGAACGCACCTACGAGGGTCTTGGTTATAGCTTGCTTATTTGATTTGGCCGACTTCGATAAAGTTGTTAAACCTGTGTTAAGATCTCCAGCCAGAAAAGACTTCATGGCTGAGCCTGCATTTGTTTGTTCTAAAAGAGCTAAAGCCGCTCCAGTTTCAATTACGTTTATTCCAAAACTGCGCGATCTCTTTCGAGGTCTCGCTCTTCGACGTCTAACCATGTGCGTTGGGATTAGCGTTTGTTATATAAATGTTAAGGCAATAAGCGCAGGTGTTCTCTCTGGATTACCCATAAGGCAATCATACCACAATAAGCGCACTTTTCCGCCTTGGGGAGGTTTCGTTGACGGCATTTTGGATTGTCACACTCCCAATAATCACGGTAAATATCGAAAGCCGCTAAAGGTTCGTAGGCTCCCAGTGCCATATTTACAACGTGCGACCTTGTGCCCTTGTTCTTCTCCAGGTATCTATCTATCAAATCAGACAACTTGCGGTCCATACTGATGGATACGGGGATGACTCCGCGTCTCTTCCTACCCATCAATATACACACCACGGCACTCTGTACAATACATGAAAGGATCTCCTACAACATCCTTCACATATACCAGCTGCTTGTTGCACTTCTCACAAATCATTTTATCACCTGACCAGTTGAACAACAATAACACCAGCCGTGTTCTTCTTCTGGATAGTCGTCACAAAAACAAGTTTTGTCATACGTAGAAGGGTTTAACCTTCTTGGGGGTTTACATTTTTCACAAATCATTTTATCTCTCCAGGCATAAAGAGAAGAACCACTATATAATATTATACTTGTATTTAGAATGTACAGGATACACTATATCATAATATAATATCTAGAAGCCTACGTACCTATAATATATATATAATATTAAAAAGATACTACTTTAACCCTAGCTTAGTGCTCTTCTGAGTCTGTTTTACCCCTACTTCGGGGCTGTTCTGGGTGTTTAGTAGCCCTTCTAAGCCGCTTCTTTTCATTAACATCTCCGCGACTAGCCCCATGATAGGGTTATCTTTTGTTATTGCTTTGATTGTACTTTGGCCTGTAGCATCATCCATTTTTTTAGATGCCGCACCCAGGGAACCAAAAAAAGAAGATTGAAAAGTTTCAAGCATCTCGTGAGTGCGTCCTTCAATCTCATCTATGATGGGTTCCAGTATCAATAAGAGATCTTCATCACTGTCGGATGATTTCGCCCACTCAACCCAAGCATCTTTACTTAATCGGGCCACGTACGAAGCAAAAACAAAATAAAATAATGACCAGGCAATAAGGTATCCCAAAAGTTCCAAGGCTGTGATT